ATCGAGCAGGTCAAAATGAAGTACCTGGCGACTGACCGGGACCCCGCCCTCAGGTCAGAGAACACGCCCGACATCTGGTCCGGCTCGTATGCCGTCGCCGGCGGCGACAGCATTGGCGAGAGCGGCCTGCTGAAGTCGCTGGAAGTGGCGCTGTCCCCGTTCAAGACGTGGGCGGTGTGATGACTGCTTCGGACACCGCCCGCAATGCTGCCCGTCTGATCGCGCGGCACGGCGAGACGATGGTGCTGAAGCGGGCGAGCGAAGCCACGGCCGTTGTCCTGAAAGGTAAGCGTCTCGTCGGTTCGACGGTTGATGTCGGCGGGTCGGCGGTCCAGCAGGAGTTCCGGATAAGAATCGGAACGACCGAGCTGGCAGCGTCGCCGTGGGCCAGCAAGGCGCCGGGTCGCCACGACAGCATCATCGTTGACGGTCGCGAAAGATCGATCCTCGATGTCCGGCCGCTGGGCGATGCGGGCACGGTCGCACTCTACGAGCTCCTGGTCGCCGGCTGACATGCCGGTGATCGTCGAAGGCATCTCTTCGGAGCAGCTCGGCCGGTCGACGGCGGAATGGGTGCGCGCCGCCACGATAGACGTGGCGAAGCGGGCCCTGCGGGAGGAGGTCGCGCGGGGCTTCGACAACGAGCCCGTGGTCATTACCGACGGCATGCCGCGGCGCGACTATCTGCAGGTAAAGCCGTTCGGCAGGATCGAGTTCGCGGCGCGCACCAGCATGGTGGAGGCGGTTCGCTGGGCGCTGACCGAATTGCAGAAGAAGAGCCCGGTGCTGACGGGGCGATATGCCAGTTCGCACACCGTGATGATCAACGGTGCCGAGGTAGAGGGCAATATCTGGGGTGCGCTGCGCAACGCTCGGCCGACGGATCGCGTCCAGATCGTCAATCCGCAGCCCTACGCCCGAAAGATCGAGGGCGCGACGGCGAATAGAAGAACGGGGCGCGGCAAGCGGACGGCCCTCAGTCGGCAGGCCAGGAGCGGCGTCTATCGAGTCGTGCTGCGGGCCCTGGTCAACCGGTTCGGCAAGACGTTGTTCTTCGACTTCAAGTACGTGAACCTAAACATCGGGCTCAAAGTGTGGGGCAAACGGGGCGCCCGGCGCGTCCAGCGGGACCAGGTGTATCCGGCGCTGCAGTTCTTCATCAAGCCCACGGGGTTGCCCAACTAAGGTCAGGACATGATGTATGGCGTTCATCCGATCGCCAGCGTGCCGCTGGGCGCGACGGCCACGGGCCTGGTTGTTGGTGATCCGGTGCGCATGGCGTTCCGCGACCGGCTGATCGTCTGGTTGGCCGATCTCGGTATCGGCTGGCCAATCAGGGATCTCTACAACACCGGTGATAACCCGGACGTCTCGCAGGGCTTTGTGGCGCTCGATTTTCCGGGTGGCACCGAGGATCAGTACACGTTCGGTGCGCCAGGATTGAACTTCTGGCGCGAGCAGGGCCAGGTGACGCTCTATGTAAAGACCCGGCTCGGCGCCGGTATCGTGGTGCGCAATCTGGCGGAATCCTACGCGGGTGGTCTGCGAGCGCGGTTCCGCAACGACCGCTTCGCCGCCGGCAATGGCACCGTTCGCATCGTCTCCACTGCCCCGATGGGCGGCGGGCACGACGAGGCGGGACTGTGGGTCGAAGCCGTGGCCCTCGGGTACGAGTCTTTCAATATCGGCTGAGCCGGCAGAGCGTGCCGCGAGCCGCACCTGACCGCCGCCCATGGGCGGCTTTTTGTTGTCTGGAATATGGGAGAAGGCCTCTTGGACAGCGCCAACAAACAGACCGCCGTCATCGCCGAAGCGACCGTCGGAACCACGCCAGCGACGCCGGCCTTCCTGCTCGCCCGCGACATCCGTGTCAGCGGCGCGCCGCAACGCCCCAACACCCGCTCGCCCGAGCGGCGCTCCGACCGCCAGGCGGCCTCGATGGTGCAGGGTGTCGCGACCTATCCAAAGCAGATCGAGATGCCATGGGTCCGGGACGCGGCTAGCGACGTGCTGTGGGCCTCGCTCTTCTGTAGCCCCTGGGTGTCCAATGTCCTCAAAGTCGGCTCGGTGCGAACCGGCACGACGTTCACCCTGGAAGAGAAGTACGAGGGCGGTGCCACCGACCCCTATCGCCGCCTGACCGGCTGCATGGTCGACAACGTCTCGATCGCCTTCCAGAACGGCAACCCGGGCCAGATCAACTTCTCCCTGCTGGCCCTGGGCGAGACCACGGCGACGACGGCGATCGCATCATCGACCTATGCGGCGCCGACGCCGGCCTACGATCCCTCGACGCCAGCCGACATCGTGGTCAACAGCCTGTTCGGCCTTGCCTCGCCGAAGGTCCGCTCGCTGCAGATGCAGATCTCGAATAACCTGCAGCAGCAGTACGCCTTCGGTTCGGCCGATCCCTTCGCCATCGGCCTGGGCGAGTTCAACGTGCAGGGCGTGGTCGAGGTCTACTTCAACGCCCTTGCCGACTACTCGGCCTTCGTCGCCAAGCAGACCGGCCAGACCTTCGACATCACGATCGGCGCTACAATGAACTTCAAGGACCGGCTCGTGCTGGGCAATTGCGACGTCTTCAACCCGAACGTCGATGATCCCGGCCAGACCGGCGTCCACGCGGTCACCCTGAATTTCCTCGGCAAGTACTACGCCACCGACGCCTCGGCGATGAAACTCACCCGCAACGTGCCGTAATGGCGGCACCGGAGATCGACATGGAAACAACCGTCCTCATTCTTCAGACCTTTCACCGCTTCGTGTCCGAAGGCGAGGGCAGGCCCGAGCGCAAGGAGCGCTACGCCCAGGGCCAGACGATCAAAGTGTCCGAGGAGGACGCGGCCGACTGGATCGCGAAGGAACTCGCGCGAGAAGCATGATCCCCAAAATCCGCGGCTTCCTGCGGCATCCCACTCCCCGGAGCAAGACATGAACCAATTCAAGTTCGGCAATATCGACAAGCTGAAGCGCAACCGCGAGATCGAAGGCGAGAGCGGCACCGAGATCGGCCTGCCCGGCGGCATCTCGCTGATCGCGCTCTGCGCCTCGGATGCCAATCCGGCCTGGCGGCGCGGCGGGGAGGATTTTCTGGCCGAGCTGAAGCGGCTGAGCCGGGCCCACGCCTCGGACGAGCGCGTAAAGCGTTTCCTGGCCGAGCAGCTCGCCCGCATGCTGGTGAAGGACTGGAGTGGTGTCGTCGACCCGGACGGCAATGCCATCCCGTTCAGCACCGATGCGTGCATGGAGTTCCTGATCGAGGCCGACGATGCGATCCCGGCCTTGCAGGCGGTCGTCTACGAGACGCAGAACTTCCGCGGCCAGCGCATCGAAGCGATCGTCGACCACGCAAAAAACTGATCCGCTGGGACAGCGCCAACGCTTCCGAGATCGCGGGCTGGAGCGATCGCGCCCGGGCGGGCGATGCCGAGTTCGTCGACCGCCTGCTGTCCCGGCCGCAACCCGACATCGAGACGGCGCCCTACTGGGAAGCCTTTCAGTACCTGACGAGGGACCGGACGCTGGTGTCGATATCCCTGGGCATGGGCGGTGGCCTGGTGCTGCCACAGCCGATCCCGCGTGAGGCGATCCGGCGGTACGGCAGGGCCCTTCGTCTCTCCGGTGAGGAACTGGCCGACTTCGTGGAGATCGTCTCCGGCATCGACGACTTCTGGGTCGCGACCGAGCAGCGCAAGCAGACGGATGCAGCGGTTCGCGCTGCCAGGGGCATGAGCAGGCAACGCTGATCCATGGCTGAAGAAACCAAGATCATCCGGCTGGTCATCGACAGCTCGAAGGCGGTCGATGGGGGGCGGGCGGCGCAGAGGGCGCTGGAACAGATCGAGCGCGGCACATCCTCCCTGGACAGCGCCATGGCGCGCATGGAGCAGTCGCTGGGGCGTGTCGGCGGCATGATCAAGGCGCACCTCGCCCTCATGCTCGCCGAAATGGCGGCGCGGCTCGTCGAGACGGCGAAGGCCGCGGTCGAGGCGGTGGGCGGCCTGGACGAGCTGGCCGAGCAGCTGGGGCTCACGACCAAGGGGCTGCAGGCGCTGCAGTTCTCGGGTATTCAGAACGGCCTCAAGCTGGAGCAGCTGGAGACCGGCGCCGCCAAGTTCAGCCAGAAGATCGGCGAGGCGGCCAACGGTTCGAAGGAGATGATCGAGGCCCTCGATCATCTCGGCGTCAGAATACTCGACGTCGACAAGACCCTGCGACCGACCGAGGACATCATGAGCGATGTCGCCCGGGCGATCCTGGCTATTGAAGACCCCGCCCGGCGCGCGGCAGCGTCAGTGGAGTTCTTCGGCAAGGCCGGGACACGGTTCCAACCCGTGCTGCAGGATATCGCCCGCGGTTTTGGCTTCATGGGCGAGGAAGCCCGGAAGGGCGGGGCCCTGGTCGACGAGCACGTGGTCAAGCGGCTCGATCAGCTGTCCGATGCCTTCGAGCGCGGCAAGCTCCGCTCGCGGGCGTTCTTTGCCGAGATGGCGGTCGCGGTTCTCGACATGGCCGACAAGGCCGTCGATGCCTACCGCAAGATCCTGGCGCAGCAGGCCACGCGCAGTTCGGGTGGCGGCTACCAGTGGGAGCGTGACTTCCAGTCCTGGGTGGAGAACGTCGTGTCGAACATGGCGGGCGTAGGCGCGGGCGTCGTCGAAGTCTTCCGGGGAACCGCCGAGCAGGTGGTTAAACTTTGGATCGACGCCTTCAACCGCGTGCTCGCCGGCGCCGAGCAGGTGCTGAACAAGCTGAAAGAGTTCTCTACGTTCGGCCTGGGTGATGCGATCGCCCTCGGCC